ATTCTCTAGATGAGGAGAGCGTTGATAAGCAGACCTCGTGTTAGGTTCTATGCTAGATTCAATTGGTTTTAAGACGAAACCAGTTGTTAAAAACGCATCACCTGAGCATGTGAGGAATGCCATTGGTAAAAATTTGTTTACATTACGATACCGATGTGGAGACAGACAGGGATTGTGTAATATATTTTTTGTCCAAAAGTTTGTAGCTTTAGTCCCTAAACACATATTTTATCCAGACGGAAACTTAGAAGCCGAACCTCGAAAACATTTGGATTGCGTTGTTAGACGTAATAATAAAGCTTCAAGTAACTTCAAGTTTCGAGTTTCTTACTCAACATGTGCACCTATCGCGATGAAGGATGCAGTGTTGCTGTTTGTGCCTAACTGCCCGGACGTTAAGAATATCACAAAATGGTTGCCTTTTTCCCATGGTAAGGGATTAGCACATTGTCATTTCATTATGCGAGATGAAAACGGTGATTTGCAATCGGATAATGTGGCAGTACAACACGCATATACTGGACATAAATATATGCCTTTTGATGGTGGATATTATAAGACTCCTTTGGCGCGTAAGGGAAACTGTATGGCAGTACTTTATTCTGAGAGTAAGGATTCGTCCATTTTAGGATTTCATATTGGCGGTGATGAAACAGGAAATGATGGTGTTATGCAAACTATAACTTCTACGGAGGTGTTGTATGCAAAAACATGGTTAGAAACTGTTAATGAAGTTGGCATATCAAGTTCAGCTACAGAGTTACCTGAAAAGTGCATGGGAGTTAATGTTTTAGACACTAAGACGGTACATCCGCACGCCAAAATTTTTCATAATTTACCTGAAGCATCGCCCATTGATTTACATGGTTCGACTGCTCTTCGAGCACAGTCTAAGAGTCAGGTAGTACCTTCAATTCTTTCTAAACAGATTGAAGAGAAGTTCGGTGTTCCCAATAAATGGGGACCACCAAAATTATTACCCAATTGGGAAAAATATAACGCTACATTGCAGTATGTTATTGACCCTATAGACTTTTTCGACCCTGAAGATTTGTTGCGTGCTAAAAGAGATTACTTGAAGCCTTTGAAACAAATAGCTTACAAGACGAAGGATATTAAAGCCTTAACAGATAAAGAGGCAATATTAGGTCAAGATGGAAAGCGGTTCGTTGATGCTTTACCCATGAAGACCAGTATGGGGTTCCCGATTTATGGTCCTAAATCCAAATATTTCACCGAAGTAAGAGAAGGTGAAAAGTTGATTGATAGGATCCCTGATCCCGTCATTGTTCAAGAGGTTAATAGAATGAAAAATTGCTGGATGAAAGGCGAACGAGCTTATCCTATTTGCACTGCAACGCTTAAGGATGAGCCAACTCCCTTGGATAAGGAAAAAGTTAGAGTATTTCAAGCATCTAACACTGCTATGTCTTTGTGTATACGCAAGTACTTTCTACCCATAATAAGATTCTTAGGTATACACCCACTTGATAGCGAATCAGCTGTAGGCGTTAATTCCGTTGGAAAGCAATGGCAGGATTTGATGAAGTATGTGCGCAGTAAGTCACATAATGGTATGATGATGGCTGGTGATTATTCCAAATATGATGTAAGGATGAGTTCACAGTTGACATATATGGCATGGTCAATTATGATCGAGATAGCTGATGATTTAGATTACAGTTTGGACGATTTACGGATTATGCGTAATATGATAGCTGATATAATTCATCCTGTAATTGATTGGAATGGTACTTTGATTTCCGCATATAACTTGAATACTTCTGGTAATAATTGCACAGTTCAGATCAACGACATTGTGAATTCATTGCTTGTACGTATGGGCTTTTTTCATGTTTGTCCTGAAAAGGAGGATTTTCGAAAATATGTTGCTTTGATAACATATGGCGATGATTTTTTAGCTAGTTGTAGTCAGGAAGTAGAAGATCGCTTTCATTTCGAGAGCTACAAGAATTTTTTGGCTTCAAAGAACATGAAAATAACTTTACCTAGCAAGACGGATGAAGTTCGGAGATTTTTGCCCGTCTCTGAATGTGATTTTTTGAAAAGGAAGGGTAATTTTATACCTGAGATTGACAGAGAATTAGGTGCATTGGATGAGGATTCTATTTTTCGTTCATTGCATGCGAATTTAAAGTCTAAGACAGAAACGCCAACTCAGGTAGCC